ACGTCCCTAACCGGGACGTGCTGGAGCGCAGAATGCGCGACGTGCGTATCTGGATGGCGGTTACCGCCAAGGCTACGGACCCCAATGAGACGACTGCCGAGGTAGTCAAGGAGCTGTCCAATGAGTACGGCGTGACCGAAAAACACGTCAGACTGCTCTATGAGAAGGTAAAATCCTATATGGACAAGTTCTCCATAAGGGTACAGAGCGATGGCAGCTAAGAAAAAGGACGGCCCGCAGTCAACATGCTTGGTGTGCGGGAAGAAGCTCAAGCGGATGACCGCCAAGCACGCACAGACGCACGGCATGACGGTCGAGGAGTACCGAGCCAGGTATGAGGACGACACTCCCCCCGTTCCCACCAACGGGAATCAGGTCCAGGTCAACCGTGGCGAGCTGTTTGATGATCTGGCTGCTTGGATTGCCCAGGACTCACAGCTTACCCCGATAGCCAAGCGGGTGGTGGACAGTCTCTTGTTGGACGATGGTCGTCGTTTTCAGGTAGTTCTTCGTGCCATTGCGTCAGCCAAGATGAACCGGATGAAGGATATGCTGGTGGCTCTCGATAGGGTGGAGGAGCGTCTCTACGACGGAGAGACGATCGCCGAGATGACCACTAACCAGCTGTTCCAGATGAAGAAGATGATCGCGGATGATATGTCGGGCTTCACTGACCTGTTGATTCAAATCACGGATAAGGCCAGCAAGCCCGGTCAGGTCAGCTTGACTCAGATCATCGACCAGCGAACGCAGGTACTTCAGACTGACGATTTTCCTGTCCCGTCTACACCACAGGAGCGTGAGCAGTTGGTTCGCGCTTACGATCAGCTGAAGGCAATGGCTGCCAATGGTCAGGTGGTCGTTGAGGCCGCGGTGTGACGCGGCCGGAGCTGACGCCTGAGCAGTGGGCCGCTCTGCAACAGATGGCCGAGTCTGGAGACGGTGAGGATCTGAGGAAGATGCTGGTTGGTCACGATTACCGTGAGCCTCCGGCTGACCCCGAGACGTTCCTGTACGATCAGCGGTACCTGGGGCATGTTGGCAATCACATCTGGCCTGCGTGGAAGAACGATCTCATCGAGGTGATGGATCCGAAGAACGAGATCGTCGAGTGGATCCTCACGGGGGCTATCGGGATAGGAAAAGGTCATCCGGTTACTGAGCGGGTTCTCACCCCCGGTGGTTGGAAGAAGGTGGGGGACATTCGGCAAGGGGACTGCGTCATTGGGTCTGATGGTATGCCGACTCATGTTCAGGATGTGTATCCCCGAGGCGAGCTTCCAGTCTACCGCGTGACTTTCGATGACGGGGCGAGTGTTCTGGTGGACGGGGAACACTTGTGGGCTGTGCAGACTCCGTCAGGCAAGCACCGAGGCCGACCCTGGAGAACTATAGCGACCGATGAACTGATCGAAGCTGGTGTCAAGAACGGAAACCAGCGGAAGTGGCACATTCCTGTGGTGGAGCCCGTCGTTTTCGATGTTGTAGAACTCCCCATTGATCCTTATGCACTCGGCGCTTTGATAGGTGATGGGGGGTTGACTCAGGGGGGTATAAGGTTCTCGACGGCGGATACCGAGATCATGGAGCAGATCTGTATAGAGACAGGGCTCCAGTCGAGACGGGTGAGTGGAAAAGAGTACGACTACCACCTGTCATGGGGTGGCAAGAACGGGAAGCCCAACCCCGTACTGGACGATTTGCGAAAGATGGGCCTCTGTGTACGGTCTGAAAAGAAAAGAATCCCCCAGGTGTACCTGCGTGGGTCGATTGAGGAGCGTATTCGTCTTCTTCGTGGATTGATGGATACAGATGGGTGGGTGCAGAATGGGGGTAAAAGCAGCCTGTTTTGTACTACGAGTCCCACGCTAGCTGATGACGTGACTGAGTTGGTTCGTTCTCTAGGGGGGATTGCTCGTAGGTCGTTCAAGACGAACGACTATCTGGGTTGTCACCTGGTGGATGTCAACGTCCGGTTCAACCCGTTCTGGGTTGAGCGGAAGGCTAACGAGTGGCTCCCCGCTGGGAAGTATGTCCCCCGCCGGATGATCGAGAGTATTGAGCCAGAGGGGACAGCAGAGGTGGTGTGCCTCCGGGTGTATGCGGGGGATAGTCTCTACGTGACTGAGGATTATATTGTCACGCACAACACAACCATGGCGATCTCGGTGATGGCTTACAAGATCTATCGCTTGCTCTGCCTGTCAGACCCTTACGCCTACTACAACCAGCCCAAGATCAACCGATTCTACTTCGGCCTGTACAACGTCTACAAGTATAAGGGTCGAGAGATGTACGACAAACTGAAGTCGGCCATCAACTTGAGCCCCTGGTTCATGGAGAACTTCCCAGTCAACGTCCGCAAGAAGGACGTGATGGAGTTCCCCGACACGATCACGGTGGTGCCTGGTGCCAGTGAGATCGACGCTCTGGGTGAGAACCTCGTGGCCTGTCATATGTCCGAGGTCAACTTCATGCGAGTCGGAGCATCCGACGAGGAGAAGGGTCAGGCCTGGCGGATCTACGACAATGCCACTCGTCGTATCAAGTCGCGTTTCATGTTCCAGGGAAACGTGCCCGGCATCCTCATTCTCGACTCTTCGCGTCGAACGCACACCGACATGTTGGAAGAGCATCTTAGGGAGGTGGCCGGCAACCCGCACGTCAAAGTGTCGGAGGGTGCGCTGTGGGATTACAAGCCGAAGATCCACTTCACCGGCCACACGTTTCGTGTGGCCGTAGGTGACCAGGTCAAGAACTCCACGGTCCTCGAAGACAATCAGCCAAGCCCTCATGGGATGCAGGTCATTGATGTACCCGTCGAGTATCGAGAGGACTTCATCAAGGATATTGATGGCTCGTTGCGTGACATCGCCGGTATCGCTACCTATGCGCTCAGGCCGTACTTCCCCAACAGAGAGCTGTTGGTCGATGCGGTGGACACGGTGGCTGAACATCCATTCACTCAGGAGTCGATTTGCTTGTCCACCACGGATAGTTACGAGCTAGCTGACTATCTGGTGCGGGAGAAGCTGGTCACGATCGAGCGGAGTCGGTATACCCCTCGGTTAGGTAAGGGGAAGCTGCGGTTTGTTCATTGTGACTTGTCACGGACCAGGGATTCCACGGGTTTTGCCATGGGGTATGTCGAGGCAGTCAAGTGGTCAGATGTGTATGCGGATGACATCGACGCTGCGATGTGGTTCCCGGTCGTTCGCATGGAGTTGATGTTGGAGATCAAGCCGCCCACCAAGGGGGAGATTGACTACGCCAAGATACGTCGGTTCCTTGCAGCTCTGCGTGATATGGGTTTCGAGTTCGGGGGTATCACCTTTGATGGTTATCAGTCAGCTGACATGTGTCAGATACTAAACCGGGCGGGTTACCCAGCAGAGGTTCTATCGCTGGACCGAGCGCCTTGCATAGGGTATCAATTACTGCGATCGGCAGTGACAGAACACAGGATCAAGTGGTACCATTACTCACCGTTCCTCAAGGAAGTTACACAGCTTCAGCGGGACGAAGTGAAGGAGAAGGTAGACCACCCGCGAAACGGCTCGAAGGACATATCGGACGCGGTGGCAGGTGTAGTGTGGCAGTGCTGCACCAACGAGGCAGCAACGGGCGAGCCAGAACAGGTGCCGCAATATGACGGCTATCACGAGATGATTCCGACCAGTGCCCCACCAGAAGCGGACGCTCCCTTCCGAGCGGATCAGCTTCTGGGCGGTGGCTATAAGGGATAAGACATGCCCAGTCCGTTCGACCTAGCCACCAAGGCACTCCTCAAGCTTTATGGATACTGGAGGCCTCCCAAGACTACTCGTCCAGTACCGTTTGAGTTTGACCCTGATGTCGAAGCTGCCAACCGAGCCTGGCAGTACTACGACGCTCGGATGTCCCTCGCCCAGACCCGCATTGAGATCTACAAAGAGATGGAGGAGATGGATGATGACGATATCATCCATTCCGCGCTTGATGCGTTTGCTGAGGACAGCACCCAGCCCGACCCGTTTACGGGTCGGACAGTTTGGGTTGAGGGCGAGAACCTGGAGCTGCTTGACACGATACATACGTGGTTTGACGATGTTGAGTTAGAGGATCAGATCTTCTCTATCACCCGCGGAATGTGTAAGTATGGGGACGACTTTGAGCAGATGATCACCGCGGCCAGGAAGGGTATCGTGGCGATCGAGTGGCTCGACCCCAAGAGTGTTGAGAGGTTCCAGGACGACGAGGGTCGTATCGCTGGCTGGCGTGTTCATGACGGTGAGATCACTTCAACTATTGACCAGCGTCAGACAACAGGCGGTGAAGAAACGCAGACCATGGCCAATCCATGGGATGTGGTTCACTTCCGTCTTCTGGGCGGTCAGCGTCAGAGCCAGCGACAGGATTATCTCAACCAGGGTGTGGCGTACGGTCAGCCTGTAGTTTTCGCATCCCGTCGTGTCTGGCGTCGGTTCCGCATGATGGAAGATTCGATGATTTTGTATCGTCAGCGGCGTGCTCCTGACCGGGATATTTACTACATTGACTGCACTGGGCTTAACCCGGGGGAGCAGTGGGAGCACTCTCGTCGCTGGTATAAGGAGTTCAAGAAGCGGCAGTATATCAACCAAGCAGCGGGTGATTACAAGACCGAGTTGAACCCGCTGGCTCACGACGAGGATATCTTTCTTCCGATCGTCGAGAATCGCAACACGCGCATCGAGCGGCAGGCGGGGTCGGCTAACGTGGGTGATGTTCATGACATGGAGTTCATGGTCAACCGAGTATTTTCCACTCTTCGTATCCCGAAGGAGTACTTTGGTTTTGATTCTGAGGGGTGGGATCAGAACAAGGCTCTCGCTCAGAAGGACATCAGGTTTGCTCGAACTTGTAAGCGTATCCAACGCGCTGTGATTCTGGGCATCACTCGGATGATTCAGATCCATTTGTCGCTTCTTGGCATCGACGCCACACTCCCCCAGAATGAGTTTGAGGTCCGCATGTCCCCGATCAGTTTGTTGGATGAACAGGGTCGGGCTGAGCTGTACGGTGTCCGCATGGATCTGATCGACAAGTTGATTGGTCTGGGCGACACAGTTGGGGTGGATAAACCGAAGTGGACCTACTATGTAGTTCGTACTTTCGGTGGGTTCCCTGAGCGTGTTGCACGGACGATGCTCAAGAATGCTGGGGGCGAAGGTGGGGGAGGCGGTGGGGGAGAAGAAGAAGAAGATCTCGGCCTTGATATGGGGGATGAGGAGGAGGGTGGGGGAGATCTCGGTCTCGATACGGGGGATGAGGAGGA